TTGCTGTAGGCGATCGCAGCACCCGCTGCAATGTCTGCATTGACGATCGGGTAGGTGCCGCCGATCGCGTACGTCAGGCTGGTCCAGGCGGTGGACCCGGTGCCGACCTTCCACTTCTTAGTGTCCGACTCAATGCCGATCTCGCCCGACAGTAGCGTTGGGTTCTGAGCTGTCCAGTTTGCAGCGGTGTCGTACCGCTGCTTCATCAGTGCCGATAGGTTGATGCTCATGATGCTCCTGAGGGGCTGATGGTGTAATCACGCGCAGGCGTTGCCGCTGCTGCGCCTGCATCTAATAGGTACATCCTAGATGGTGATGCCGCTGCTGCACCAGCGTTAAATACCAAATCGCCGGTATTGATCGGGATTGATTGCAGCTCGAGCTCAACATTCCACCTGCCGCAGGAGCTGTCAGTGATCGCAGGCGGGCTGACGTAGCGCCATGCAATATCGCTGAGCAATGAAACCGGTGGTGTGGTGTAGCCAGTCCAAACCTCAGGCGACAAAAAGAAAATGTCAAAGCTGCCTTGGCGGTCGATGTAATGGGTTGTGATCAATCCTATCTCTGCTTCAATTAACCGCTGGAAAGATAAGCCAAGGCTTTGCGCGATGCGTCGATTGCCGCGCCTGAACCCTGTTGTCATGCCGGACAATGAAACCTGAGACGTGCTTGGCACGTTGCCAGGGATGTAGGTTCTGACTGATGGGACCAGGGCGGGAAAGGTCATGGGATTGGTGTTGCTATCAGCTCAATCGTCATGCTGTATTGTATCGGCGCTGCGATTGCAACATCGAACGGGCCAGCATATCGCCATTGATAATCAACTGCGCTCACAGGTGGGGTGCTGTAACCCAGCCATATGATAGCGGGCAGATCAAATCCAATCAATGTACCCTCCTGCCCTGCATAATGATCCAGGATCAGCTGTGCATTCGCTTCGCTCAGGTATTGATAGCCAAGCGATAACACCTGGGCAATGCGCTTCGTGCCTTGCAGAAATCTAACGTCACCGCCGCTGATGCTTGCATAGGTCAACTGCGGATAATCGCCAAAAGTCAGCGCCCTGGATGCTGGCTCAATAGAGGGAAAGTTGGCCATCAGACTATGCGGAAAGAATCGTTGATCATTGAATCAATGATGGCAGAAACATCCCCAGTGGTAACCGGGAAGTGCTCAGCCTCTATTGTACTGCGTCCTTCAGGATCGTAGCTGATGCTAGTGATTTGATACCATTCAACCTCGGCGCGGTTGTCACCAGTTGATGTGATGCGTTGGCGGTCAATCTTAATGATGTCCGTTGGCTTGAGGCCAGTGACAATTAATGAAGTCTGAAGGCTGATCGAATGCGTCGATAACCTGCGCTTTGCTAACTCATAAAGTGCATAAGAAATAGCGTGGTTATCGTATGTGCAAAAATCAGTCATATCAAATTGCTCAACCGGTGCATCCAATGCAGTGGTTGCATAAGATACCTGCAGAGTGCGCTGGATGCTGATACTGCTGGGATTGGCTTCGCGGTAAAGCATGACCGCAATAAAATCTTGGCGATCTGAAATAGGATAAAATGATTTGCTAAAGCTGCCTGGTAGTATTTCATTTTCAGTAAAGATTGCCGCTGGCGTTATTACGCCTTCATCTAATTGGCTGCCATCCAGTGGCAGCACTGGCTCGAAGCGATACTGCCCACCAACTGACAAAAACGAAAGGAAGAAATATGGCGCAAGGCTAGATAAAAGCTCAATAATGTTTACGGCGTTTTCAAGCACACCGTTGTAAAAGAACCCATATAAATCGGCAAATGCCGCGATGCTTGTCAAGTTGTCAGTGTAGATTGGTGAGGCAATGTCTGACGTATCGGCGCCATCAGCCCGCTTGTATATTGTGAACAGGTACATCGCCAGATCAACGAATTGATTACTGGCGCCGCGTGGGTAAACACCAGCAACCAAGCCGCCGCTGTAAAGATCAACCTCAACTCCTTCGTCATAGAAGATAAACAGTTGCTTGGTTGTTGTAGGGTACGATCCCTCGGACGGTGGGTCATAAATGTCGCCTTCAATCCGCAAAAATGTGATGTCTGCATAGGCTGAGTTATCGGCGCCTGGTGTCACTGGCAGGTAAAGATTGCCGCTGGTGGTAAGTGATGTGCCAGCCGTGTAGGTGAAACTATTTGCATTGGGTACGGTCGCAACAATGTAGGTGCCTTCAACGCCATTGCCGCTTGTGATCTCAACGTAGACAGTATTGCCAATCGCAAGACCGTGCGCTGTTGCTGTAACTGTTACGGTCGTTCCAGACTGTGAATAGGTGCCTGTTAAGAACTCATAGGGGCTTTCAATGTTTTCTTGTTGCACACCGTACAATGTGCCCGTGCTGGCGGGCAATGATGGATTGTATTGTGTATTTACTACCACGATTGTGAATTGTATGACCAGTCGTGCGCCGGATGGTATGCCTAGGAATCCTGGGCTTTCTGGTGTAAGAGTGCCAAACTCTTGGATTGTTCCAACCGTATTCCCCCCGCCAGTTGCTGAATTAAAATTAAGCACTAGCGGTGTTGAAGCGATCCAACCGCGATATGCCCAATATGCTGCTGTAATATCAGTGCCGTCATTTGAATCATAAGCATGGACATAAAAAGCCGATGTAACAAGAACAGTGTTGCTGGTATCACCTAACCCTCTGGTAATAAGCCGAGTGGTGTAGTAGCTGTAAGGATCATAGGAGTATGTATAGACGGCCCCAGGGCTTGCCTTGGCAAGCTGCGACAGATAGGAGTATGTCTCAACACCACAGAACAATGTTCCACCACCGATCGGACAGGTGTCTGGCGCGGCCGCAAGATCCGCAGCGGTTGCGTAATCGTGCTCAAGCGTAATTGATTGATCGGCAATGAATGCCAGTGACTGCGGGCCAATCCAAGTGCGATACTTTACCGGTGAGCTGACAATTTCGCCTTGGCTGATCGCATACAGAAAACTTCCCACATAGAGCTTGGTGCCAGCTTTTACCAGTGACGGCTGCACCCAAACGCCACCGATGTCGTCAACACGCTTGCCAAATACGATCGGGATTGTTTCACCTGGTGTTGCGAGTTGTTGCCTCTTATCAATGTCTGATGATGGTTTTTTGCCAGTCAGCAATGAATCATCGAGTTTTTTTGCTGTGCGGGCTGGTGCGCTTTTGACTTGCGCTTGCGCATTAAATGCGTTTTTTTGTGATTGGTATTTTATGAAATCATTTGCGTATCTCAAGGTACCGGCCATGGTTAAACCATAGCGAGATCGCTGTTCCTTTATGAAAGCAGCTTGCTGCGCGCGATCGCCTGCAATGGTCCCAGTGGTTTGAAGCCCTTCAAAAATGTTAATCGTCATTGCCCTATGAACCTCCCAATAAGATTGGATGAAATCTTCCGGCTGGGTACTTGTCCCTTCTGCTTATCAATCGCTGGGTTGACCGTCCAGTCTACAGCTGTGTCATTGATAGATGCGGATTCAACGCTGCCAATGTATCGGCTGATGACTTCTGCGCTGGCCGGATCAATTGCATCTTGCCCTACGTCTTGGATGACAAGCGACGCAATAATCAATGACGTGCCGCCAACTGCTTGCTCTGTAATATCAACCATGTAGGCGATAGCGGCGGCATTGACTTGAAAGTTGTTGATTGATGCGGCAGTTGATGATCCAAATCCGCTTGCATTAAATGCTAGATATGGGTAGGTGCCGGTGATGTCGGTGTCAATACTTAACGCCTGAGGGTTTTGGTAAAAGTTCTGCCACCTTGCTGTAGGTGATCGCTTGCCTGTTATCGGATCGCGTACGCTGGTCCGGTCTGCATAGTATTCTAAAAAGCACATGATGTCGTAGTTGTTCATGCTAACCCCACCGTGCGCCTTGTGTTCATGTCATTGCGCAATAGGCTAAGGGTCTGATTGACTCCAGCTGCAACAGCGCGACTTAGGTCCTGGGTCGTCACAAAGTTGGTCCCATCCATCTGCGTTACAGGCCCGGTCTGGATGCTTACCTGAGCGTTGCCCGGCACTACCATGCCGCCCTCAGCGAACTTCGGGATAGCGGCTGCACCGCGCACACCAGACAGCCAGTTATTGGCAAACTTGGTCGCCTTTGACTGAGGCACGATGTACTCAGGCTCACCACCTTCGCCTACCATCGCAAGGGTAGGGCCTGACACCACGCCACCCTCGGCGAATTGCGGGATGTTGGGCTGGGGCAGTAGCGGGATTCCAGGTAATTTTAGCCTCACTAGGGCGCCATTAGCACCACGGATAACGCCATTGATTGCATTGACTACGCTACCAATTGCGCTGCCAATACTGTTTAGGATCTGATTGACGATACCGCGCACCGTTTCAAATGCTGCTTTGAATGGGCTGGTGATAATGTTGACCACACTGCTGAAGATGGTTTTAATTGAATTAATCAATGTAGTAAATGCTTTCTGCACGGGTTGAATGAAAGTCGAGTTGATCCATCCAATCAACAACTTAAAACCTTCAACCAGCGGATCAATAAAGAATGACTTGAAGCCCGCAGGCAGTTGCTTGAAGTATTCGCCAATGGCGCCAAAGGCAGCGCCGATCTGATCGCGGAAGGCATAGATGGCAACACCGGCGGCGATGACCAAAGCAGCGATGCCCACGGGGCCTGTGAAGATCGTGATGATTGCTGCAATGGCTGGCGCCAATGCGATAAAGGCAGCAGCTAGCCCACCGACCACCAGGACGGCATCCTGCACGGGTTGAGGCAGCTGTGTGAATGCAGTGATCGCTCCTGCTATCCCCTGCGCGATTTGAGTAATCAACGGCAGCAATGCCGTAATCGCTTGATTGAATGGACCCGCAACAACTCGGGCAATCTCATTTAGTGAATCGTTGAACTTATCAGCTGCTTGTGCGCCTTCAGTTGTGATTGTTGCGTTATATTGGCTTAGTGCATCGCGCCCTTGATTCAGCATTGGAATCAGGTTCATGCCTGACTTGCCGAATAGTTCCTGCGCTAGCGCAGTTTTTTGCGCGCCATCTGACATATTCGCAAACCTGTCTGCAATATCAAGCATGACATCATCCATCGGGCGGATCTTGCCACTTGCATCAGTCGCGCTGATGCCAATGGATTTTAATGCTTCATTTGCTTTTGATGCAGGATCAACAATCCCTTTTGATAGCTTGCCCATTGCCTTGGCAACTTCATCAACGCTGCTGCCAGAATCATCTGCTGCGGCGCCAAATCTGCTCAGGCTTTCAACTGCAACGCCGGTCCGCTGGCTCAAATCATTGAGGTTGTCCGCTGCGTCAATGGATCCCTTTGCCAGTGTCGCCAGGCCGCCGATCGCAACAGCAGGCACAAGGGCGCCCAGCGCGCCGCTCATGCCGGCTGCCGCTCCCTTCATCTTGCCGAAGGTGCCATTCAAGCCATCGGCCTTCCTGTCAAGGCTGGTCAGGCTTTTCTCAAGGCCATTGATTGAGGCCGTGCCGTCAACGCTGGCCTGGATCTTGACTGCTGCCTTGATGTCCAGCGCCATCGGTTAGCCTCCCTTTTCGTGAACAGCCGATAGGATCTCGGCTTCGATGATTTGGATGTCGGCCAGCATGGCTGCTGGATCTGCAACTGCGTGCAGTCTAAAGGTCCAGTCAAGCGCGGCGTAATCCAACCCGATCAAGCCATTGCTGCCGCTGCGCCATTGGGTCTGGCAGCGCAGGAACGCCACCACCGCTGGCCATGCCTCAGGTTCAACCTCAAAGCGATCGGGCTCTGATGGCTCGGGGATCTCAAGGCCAAACACCGCAGCATCCTTGGCTGTGTTATCAATGACGCCGCCACGCATCCAGTATCGTGCGGCGTCTAGAAGTTTTTTGTTTTCACCCCAGTCAAGCTGTCGAAGTAGGCAACAATGATTGCCGACGCCAAGGTGGGGATGTCAAGCAGTTGCTGCTTCATTGCCTCACTAAATGGCACCTCGTCGCCATCTTCATCAAGCACACCAGACCAGCCAATCAAAAGCTCGTCGGCAATGCTTTGATCGCTGATGCTATCGTCTGATGCTTCATTGCGTTCGGATGATTTTATGCGGGCCTGCACTTCAATCTGGATCTTATTGATCCTTGCTTGCGGCAGCCGCTTGAACTCAGCATCAAATGTCTGCTTCTCGAACTTACCGCCACTAATTGGCAGTTTGACGGTAACAGGCCAGACGTAACTGCTGGATTGCTTAAGTACAAAAGCCACGATAATCAGGCAAAGGTGAGGGAGATTTCATCATTGCCGATCGTGGTAGGAACAGCAACGTAAGGCAAGCCTAGCATTTGAATGCCATCCTGATCTTCATAGGCAGGATTTGCCAGGGAGATAGTAGGCAGCACGACTGTAACCCGGTTGCCAGCGGTCGTGCCGTGCATCAGGGTAACGGATCCAGTTGTAGACGCCAACGCTGCGGAGAAGAAGTCATACTGCGCGATCGTCGGCGCCTCGATCTTCAGTTCACCTTCAGCGGCGCGAGTGGTGATGATCACTTCTTTGGTGCAGCCAACCAACTCCCGGTAAAGAGTCTCGTTGGCAATGTCAAAGCTGAACTCCATCAGGCAGCCCGAATATCCGTAGACAGCGAAAGCGGAGGTATTGTCAGCCTTGAAGATCAAGGGTGATGCTTGGTTGGTGTAGGTGGCGGTTGGTGCAGCAGTGTCGGTTGGTGCGTTGTAAATGCCGACCATTGTGAACTCAATCACCGGGATCTCACCAACCGTCCCGGTGATGGTGAAAGTACCGCGAGCGCCTGTGATCTTGTGCAGTATGCCGTCGTTGTTGTAGTAAATCGTTGCGCTGCTGAAGCTGGAGCTGACTGGCCGATAGCCTACATTTGCTGCAATGCTGTAGGCACTTGACACACCCGGCGTAAATGCTGCCGTGATTGCTTTGACCGTGGCCACTTTGGTGGTGCCGTTGTAAGCGCTGATCACTCCACTGCTGCCGGAGCCCGTGCCGCTAGTGATTGAAACGATCATCCCGACATAGAAGCCATCGGTTGCGCTTGCGCCAGATGCCAGCGTGATGCTTCCTGCTGAGCCTGCTTGAGCAGTGCCGGTGACGGCTGATGAGGTGATGGTCTCGGCCATGCCGCACGCCTTGAGCAGGCTGCTGAAGCGCGGTGCGGTTGCTGCTGTGCCGGAACCCACCAGCTCAACCGCGAACGTGACGCTGACGTGGGCATTGGCCAGCAGTTGTTGGCTATTGCCGAGGTATGGCGTGATCAACTCACGGCTGACCGTGTCTGCCTCGATCGGGGTCACCTCAAGCGAGCGCACCAGAACAGCATCAGTACCAGCAGGCGAGATGTCGGTGCCGTAGGTGCTCTCGGATTTCGCGAGGATGAGGCTTTTGCGGGTCAGCAGAGTCATTGATCAGGTCCTCGATTGTCGGGTTGCAGGATCTGGTGCGTCATAGCCAGTCTAGCTGGTCAAATCTGCCACCTTTGTACGGTATCGCACTAGGTAATCCATCATGATCACGCCAGCGGGTTGGTCTGCTTCCTGCAGGTCAAAACTCACGTTGATCGGCTGCACGTCGATGGCATAGCCGCCGAGGGTCAGGTCGGCCATGATCTTCGCGTGCGCGCTTTCGATGATCGGATCCGCCACCTGGTCTGGGATGGCACCGCGCACGATGATCGCCACTCGAACGGTCATGCTCCAGTCCAGGGTTGGCAGTGACGTGTTCTGCTCTGCTGAATCACTGACCGGCTCAACCACGATCGCAGGGCTTTCGCCGCGGCTGATCGGCTCAACCCGGCTGCGATAGATCCGCGTGCTGACACCCGTGGTGCCTGTCAGTGCGGTGTGGACTGCGGCAAGGATGGTCTCGCGTTTGGTTGCCATGGCTTAAGCCGATGCGACTTGAACGACAGTGCAGATGATGCCAGGGACGCTCGGGTGAGCGTAGGGACTGGTCTGGGCTGCCTCGGCAAGAATGTAGGCTGCGACGTTGCTGGTCGCCCAAATCAGCTCGAGGTAGTCGTTGGT